ACAATTAGCACTGCTGCAAGAGAAACACCTGCTAGAGCTATGTTTATTCCTGGCATCATCGCAAATAATGAGGAAACAGATGATGTTGCAAAGGCAGAAACAATTAATGATATTAGAATACCTTTAGCTAAAACAGAAGAAACTTGGGCAGTTGTTAATCTTGTTTGCACAGTTGTTACTGTTGTAGTAAGTTTGATTCTTGTTATACTTGGTTGGTATAATAGATGGCGCCGTAGAAATATAGAACTTGATGAAGAGCATTATGATGATTATCAGTTCTGGTTAAGAAATAAAATTATACTTAGAATTGTTAATATTTTAATAGCAATTATATCTATCGGAGCATTTATATTAACAGAAAATATTTTCTTAAAGTTAGTATTTATAGATAGATTTACTCCACTTATGGTAGTATTAGCTATTTTAGCAATTGGTGTAGCATTCTTCTCAAAATATGTTGTCAAAGAATATTATCCATATGATGATGATGAAGATGATGAAGAATAAATAAATCCATAGGGTTAGATGATATAACATCTAACCCTATTTTTTTTGTCCAAATTTTACTCTCCCCGCAATAAAAAATAAAGGGATATGATATATTTTTGACAATTTTAAAAAAATATGATATAATTTTAATATAATGAAGAGAATAATAGATAAGAGGTAAATATGGCAGAAACGAAAAATAATTTATACAATGAACATTCAATTGAATCGTTGTCGCCACTCGAATTCACTAGGCTAAAACCGGGAGTATATGCGGGAGACACGACATACGCAACCCAGTTACTTGTAGAGATTATCTCTAATGCCATAGATGAATTTAGATTAGGTCACGGTTCTCAAATTGATGTTTCTATTGATGGAGCAAAAGTTAGAGTAAGAGACTATGGGCAAGGATTTATCCCGAACAGCTTTAGAGAAGATGGTAAGACTATTCTCGAAGCTGCTTTTAGTGTGTTAAATACTTCTGGTAAGTATAGAGAAGATGGAACTTATGAAGGAACTTCACTTGGTTCTTTTGGTATTGGTTCAAAAATTACCACATACCTCTCTCATTGGCTGGATGTAATAACGGTTAGAGGTGGTGAATCTGAATGGTGTCATTTTGTTGAAGGTGAGTTTAATAGTAGAAATACAAAAAAAACAAATGTGCCATCTGGTACAATTGTAGAATGGGAACCATCTGAACAATTTTTCACCCATCCAGAAGTTGAAATTAATAAGATAAAAACTCTGTTCAAAACTATAGCTTGTCTATGTCCTGGATTAACAATTAATCTTGATAATAATGGAGAAAAAATTGTTTATTCATCTGTACATGGACTTAATGATTTAGTTGATGATGCAGTTAAAGATAAAGAACTGATTAACAATAGATTCAATATGAATTATGTTAATGGGAAGAATAAAATGGATATGGTTCTAACATATACATCTAATTATTCTTCAACTCTTGTTCCATATGTTAATACAGGTCTAACAGAATCTGGTCAACATATTACACAGACTAAATCTGTTATAACAAGAGAGTTCAATAAGTTCTTTAAGGAAAAGAAATGGCTTAAAGAAAAGGACGAAAATCTATCTGGTGATGATATACAAGAAGGAATGTATATTGTATTTAATATTACTGCTCCAAATGTAGCATATGATGCTCAGGTCAAGAGTAGAATAACAAAGATAGATATGGCTCCGTTTACTGCGGCATTGGCGGAAAACCTCCAGTCATGGCTAGTCCTAAACGAGAAAGAGATTAAGTCAATCTTCGACAAGGCGGCCGCAGCTAAAAAGGCACGTGAGGCCGCAAAGAAAGCAAGGGATAATGTAAGGGCTAAAAATAAGAAAAAAGATAAGGCTCTTAAATTTGATAGCAAACTTGCTGATTGCAGTTCGAAAGACCGCAGTAAATGTGAGATTTATATAACAGAGGGTGATTCTGCATCAGGTAACCTTAAGATGGCAAGGGATAATAAATTCCAAGCAGTTATGCCAGTTAGAGGTAAGATTCTGAATACACAGAAAGCATCCCTCGATAAGATTCAGAAAAATGCAGAGATTATGACTATGATTGATGCATTTGGTCTGACTATTGACCCAAAAAATATGAAAGTAACTTATGATAAAGAGGATTTAAGATATGGTAAGATTATCATTATGTCTGATGCGGATGTAGATGGTGCTCATATTAAAAATCTGTTCTATACTTTCATATGGAACTTCTGTCCACAGCTTATTGAAGATGGATATATTTATGCAGGAGTTCCGCCACTTTATAAAATTACAGAGTCAAAAGACAAATATAAATATCTGAAAGATGATAATGAACTTGAATCTTACAGAAAGAGTCATGCGGGTAAGAAGTATCAAGTTGGACGTATGAAAGGACTTGGTGAAATGTCAGTTGAAGAAACTGAAGAAACACTTATTAACCCAGACTCAAGAATTATTAAGCAAATTACTGTAGAAGACGCGGCAGCAGCTGGAAAACTGTTCGAGGACCTGATGGGGACTGCTGTAGTACCTAGAAAGAATTTTATTAGATTACATAGTTCGGAGGCAACGTATAATGCAGAATGATATTAGATTTAGATTAATAGAAATATTAATGGATTCTTTATGTTATGCGTACTGTGATAATTGTAAGCGTGATGGTAGTACACTTTGTTGTGATGAGTGCCATCGTAAATATCAAAATTGGGCACTAGGCCCTCAAGCAGCCGCACAAATTGTTGATAGAATATTATTAGAATTAGGAGTAACCGTAGATGCAGAATGATATAAAAAATGAATTACATCAAAATTTTATAGAATATGCGGTTGCCGTTAACACGGATCGTGCAATACCTGATGCTAGGGACGGTCTGAAACCAGTTGCGAAGCGTATTCTATATGGAGCGTATATAACAGGAAGAGTTAATTCAAAACCTCATGTTAAGTCTGCCAGAATTGTTGGTGATGTTATGGGTACATGGCATCCACATGGTGACAGTTCAATCTATGGGGCGATGGTTAGACTTTCCCAAAATTGGGTACTTAGGTATCCACTTATAGATTGGCACGGTAATAATGGTAACATTATAGGCGATGGTCCTGCGCATATGCGTTATACTGAAGCTAAACTTGCAAAGATTAGTGAAGATGGACTTCTTTCTGGACTAAAGAAAAGAAATGTAGACTTTGTTCCAAACTATGATGAAACAGAAGAAGAGCCAGTTGCATTACCAGCAATCTTTCCTAATCTTCTATGTAATCCAAACAGCGGCATAGGCGTTGCGATGGCTTGTAACTGGGCCCCTCATAATCTTAAAGAGGTAGCTCAGGCAATTCATGACTATGTAGATGGCAAAGAACCAATGCTGCCTGGACCAGACTTTCCAACCGGTGGAATTATCATAAATAAGAATGATATTCCTGGCATTATGAAGACTGGCCGCGGTAGTGTTAAGATTAGGTCAAGATATAAAGTAGAAAAGAATAGTCTAGTATTTTATGAAATACCATATGGAACAACTATAGAAAATCTTATTGCTGAAATTGGTGAGGTATGTAATAATAAAGAAGTTGCAGGTGTTGCCGATATTCGTGATGAAAGTAATAAGAAAGGATTAAGACTTGTAGTTGAATGTGAAAAGGGTATTAATCCAGATGCAATAGCGAATAAACTATATAGTAAAACAAATCTACAAAGTTCATTTGCTTATAATCAAGTTGCATTAATTAATAAGACACCAACAGAAATGAATCTTAAAGATTGTATTAAGATTTATATGGAACACAATATAGATTGTGTCATTAAAGAAACGCAATTTGATTTACAAAAAGCTCAAGATAGACTACATATTGTTAATGGTTTACTTGCGGCATTAGAAGATATTGATAATATCATAGCACTGATTAAATCATCTGAAAGCAGTGCCGCCGCAAAGATTAACTTAATGAAGAAATATGACTTCACAGAAGCACAAGCAAAGGCTATCTTAGCGATGAGACTTAGTTCTCTTGCAAGACTAGAAGCAGTAGAACTTAATCAAGAGAAACAAGAATTAATTAGTACTATTGATATGTATAAAAATATCTTAGCCAATAAAAATCTCCAACAAGAAGTAATTCTTGGTAGACTTGATTCTCTCGTTACAAAATATGGTGATGCAAGAAGAACAGAATTGCAACAGATTGAGATTCCAAAAGAGGAAAAAGAAATCGTAGAAGTGGTTCCTGAAGATGTAGTAGTTATAGCTAGTCAGAATGGAGAAATTAAGCGAATCCCGCGTGGAAGTTTCAAGACTCAGCGCCGCAATGGTAAAGGAGTCAAGACGCTTGAAAATTCAATCTTAGCCTCTATATCAACTAACACTATTGATACTCTTATGATATTCACATCAAAAGGTAAGATGTATAGATTCTTAGTAGATAAAGTACCAGTAGGAACTAATGCATCTAAGGGTATTCCGATCGGTAGCCTTATCCAAATGGATATGGATGAAAGAGTTGTTGCAGTTACATCACTTTATAGAAAAACCGATGCTGAATATGTGGTATTCTTCACAAAGAATGGTTTAATTAAAAAGACTTCATTAGAAGAATACAAAAACACAAAGAAAACAACAGGTCTACAGGCTATTAAATTTAAAGATGGTGATGAACTAGCTGGAGTAACATTCCTTAAAGATGAAGAAGTAATGATAATTACTGAAAAAGGATATAGTATTAGATTTGAAACAAAATCTATTACTCCAACTGGTAGAGTAACTTCTGGTGTTAAAGGTATTAAACTTACAGAAGGAGATAAGGTTGTTATAGGTCTCCCGATTAAACACAAAGAAGAGAATCTTGCAATTATCACATCAAGTGGTATGGGTAAGATGACTCCAATATCCGAATATACAATCCAGGCTCGCGGCGGCAAGGGTATTCTCACCTTTAAACCTAGTCCATTGACAGCTACCATAGCGGGCGCCGCAATAGTAGAAAATACAGATGAGTTGCTTCTTATAGGAACACCAAGTTCAATTTGTATTTCTGCTTCTGATATTCCTGTCCTAAGTAGAACTGGAACTGGAAATAATATGATTAAAAATAGTACAATAAATAGGGTAGTAAAACTATGATTGTAGATAAATTAGATTATTATGCAAAAGTAAAACAATTGAATGAAGCTACGGAGTTCTATGATAAAGGAACTCCTATTATGTCTGATAAACAGTGGGACAATATCTATTTTGATGTAAAAGAGTTCGAAGACCGCACAGATATTGTAGCGAAAAATTCACCAACTCAAGGGATTTATTATGAAGTGGTCAGCCAACTTAGAAAGGTTGACCACAACCACCCTATGCTTTCTCTTGATAAAACAAAAGACATCAATGTATTAAAGTCATTCATAGGCAAACATGACATAGCACTTATGGCTAAAGCCGATGGACTTACTTGTTCACTCTGGTATAAGAATGGTATTCTATACAGGGCAGAAACAAGAGGAAATGGAGTCACAGGTGAAGATATTACTCACAATGCGGCTGTCATAGCGTCCATTCCAAATAGAATTAATGCAGATGATGATTTTGTCATTGATGGAGAATTAATTTGTCTTGCAGATGATTTTGCATTTGTTGGAGAAGGTTACAAGAACTCTAGAAACTTTACAAGCGGTAGTGCTAGACTTCTTGATGCTAAAGAATGTGCTAAAAGAGGATTAACATTCGTAGCTTGGGATGTTATTCAAGGATTTGATGAATTTACAACTCTTTCGCATAAATTAGATAGATTAGCAGATTTTTTTAGATTTTATACAATTCCAAGAATTATTAATCCAGAAAACCTTGAAGATTCAATAGAAGAAATTAGAGAACATTGTATTAGGCATGGATTCCCAATTGATGGTGTAGTTGTAAAATATGACAATATAGAAGAATATGAAGCATGCGGCCGCACCGACCATCATTTTAAAGGTGGACTGGCTTATAAGTTTTATGATGAAACATATTCAACTAAACTTAGAGGTATCCAATGGACTATGGGAAGAACAGGTGTTCTTACTCCAGTAGCTAGATTTGACCCAATAGAAATTGATGGAACAACAGTAGAAAAAGCAAGTCTACATAATGTAGGTATTATGAGAGATTTACTTGGTGAATGTGCATATGTTGGTGAACCTTTAGAGATTTATAAGGCTAATCAGATTATCCCACAGGTAGCTAGTGCAGGTCCAAAACATACTTATGGTGAAGTTATTGCGGCGGGAGGGGTTTCCGCTCATGACGTAATTACTAAGTGTCCAATTTGTGGACATGAAGTAGTTTATAAAGATGATTTTGTCTATTGTGATAATCCAAATTGTGATGGTAAACTTATTAATCGACTTGACCATTTCTTAGGTAAAAAAGGATTAGATATTAAAGGTCTATCTAAAAAGACTTTAGAAAAACTTGTAGACTGGGAATGGATTACTTGCTTAGAAGATATATTCACTCTTAAAAATCATAGAGATGAATGGATTAAAGTATCTGGATTTGGAGTAAAGTCTGTAGACAAAATACTTAATGCAATAGAACAAGGTAGACATACTGATTTATATAGAATAATTAGTGCAATAGGAATAAATAACATAGGCTCAACAGCAAGTATCATGTTGGCTGATTATTTCAAAACCTGGGAAGCATTTAGAAAAGCAGTTGATGATAAATTTGATTTTACATATCTTCCTAACTTTGGTACTATTGCTGATTATGATTTAAGTAATTTTGATTATAGCGAAATAGATAATATCGTTGAAAAATATCTAATTATTAATGAGATAGGAACTGCGGCGGCACCTACTGAGAAAATTTTATCTGGACTTGTTTTTGTAGTGACGGGTAAACTACACCACTATAAGAATAGGGACGAGTTAAAAGCAAAAATAGAATCACTTGGCGGTAAGGTTACTGGTTCAGTATCTTCAAAAACAAATTATTTAATTAATAATGATACAACTAGTGGGTCTGCAAAGAACCAATCGGCTAAGAGATTGGGTATCCCGATTATTAGTGAGGACGAATTTATTGCTTTGATTCAGTCATAGGTTGAAATTTATCAAAATTTTTTATATAATATATTTGAAGATGAGAGATAAAAAAGAATTAAAAAAACTGGCTAAAAAAATTATTAAGCTAGAAAAAGAATGTCAACTTGGTCATAATACCGATATAAATATGAGTAAAATGCTGGCCCTTATGACTGACCTCTCATTCGAAGAGCTGATATATGTTGACAACTATATCCAAAGTAAAAATTTGACATTCTAAAAAATTTATAATATAATATTAATATCAATTAAACATTTAAGGAGATTTAAAGAATTATGGCACTTAAGGAAAATTCAAGAAAAGTATTTGATTATGTAAAGGCTCATGATGGTGAGGATTTCACAGCTAAGGACATCGCTGCTGCTCTCGATCTTGCAGTTCAGTCTGTAAATGGTATTGTTACTTCTGCTTTCCAGAGAAAGGGTCTCATGGAGAGAGTTCCTGCTGAAATCGAGAACGCTGATGGCACTCACGATAAGGTTAAGCTGATTAAGCTGACAGACGCTGGTAAGGCATTTGATCCAGACGCTGAGCCTGCTGAATAATTAGATAAGAATATGTCTAAATGATGGGTTGGGTTGTTATAACCCAACCCATTTTTACTAAGGAGAAATATGAATATACAAGTAATCATAGGCATTTTATTGTTTAGTTTACTTTGTTTAATCATTAGTTTTTTCTTATCTAAACACACAAAACAAATAAATAATGATATTCAAGAAGAAAATGATAAAATACATCAACGTAATTTAGAATTAAATAAAATTAAAGATAATATAGAACGTGATTTAGATGATATTCAAAAGGAATTAAATAGAGTAACTGAAGCAGTAAAAGTAAAAGAAAAAGAAGTTGAATCTAGAGATAATATTATTAGAAATAAAACTAATGAAATAGCTAATTTATATAAAAAGGCTGAAGAAACCGCGGCGGTAGAGTCTGAAATACAGAAAAAAGCATTTGAGAACTACTGCGCTATTTTAGAGAAAGAATATGAAAAGCGTGATGCAGAATTTGAACAGCATATCATAGGCCTCAATACCGAGATCAATAAGACGATCAAGGAACTAGACCAAATCACTGCAACACGCGCGGCCGCACGTCAAGCATTACAAAAAGAACAAGAAGTAAAGGATAATAAAGATAATTACCGTTTAATTGTAACTGATAATGATCTTGATGATATTCATAGGCTTGAGAAAGTAAAGAAAGAATTGCACAAACCAAGAATACTTAGTATGTTAATTTGGCAAACTTATTGGCAGCCTATTGCTAAACGTAAATTCCCAGAAATACTTCATAACAAAACCGCAACTGGTATATATAAAATAACAAATACAGAAACAGATGAATGTTATATCGGTCAAAGTTTAGATATTTATAAGCGTTGGAATGAACACTGTAAGTGTGGTCTTGGTATAGATACTCCCCCAGGCAATAAATTATATAAAGCAATTCAAGAATACGGTTTAGAGAACTTTACTTTTGAACTTTTAACCGAATGTAGCTCACAAGAATTAAATGATAAAGAAAGATATTTTATAAAACTTTATGAATCTGATACTTATGGATATAATGGTAATATAGGAGTAACTAAGTAATGAAATTTGAAAATACACAAGTTTTTAATTTTGAGGGGGCATTTCGTGGTATGAGAAATCCTCTTGAATCCTGGGCTAAATCAGATAGTTTCTTTGGACTGATTAACCCAGAATATGATTTTCCAGAAACAGATATTTCTGATTACTGGATCGAACAAGAAAATCAGCAACGAATTGAACAGGGTAAAGAACCATGGTCACCTGATGCAGAAAATTATAATGATTATTATGATGTATTAGAAAAATATGATTCATGGTTAACCAAAAATGGAGGATTAAGACAAGATAACTATCTTTGTGATGTAGCTTTACTTGGTCCAAGTGATTTAGGTCTTGCGCAGAAACTCATTGCGGCAGGACCGGAACATTGCAAATTCATGCGTCAAATCTTTGTTTGCGTAGATATTACTGCTCCTATATATTGGTGGAAAGAATTTGATACTTACAAAGTGGGTACAACTGCAAATTCAACATCAACCATGCATAAAATCACATCTAATCCTATTGATATGTCTTGTTTTGAAACAGATGATTATGATGGTAATTATGCTGTACCAGAATATCTCGAAACATATGATACGTATCCAGGTCAATTTATCAATTATCTTGAAGATTTAAGAATGAATTATCTTGAAACAAAAGATAAAGGATATTGGAAAGAATTAGTACGTTGGCTGCCCGAGGCGTGGTTACAGACTAGAACTGTAACATTATCCTATGCTAATCTAAGAAATATTTATTTCCAAAGAAAAAACCATAAATTAACCGAATGGCATAGTTTTTGTGATTGGATAGAATCACTTCCTTGGAGTAAGGAATTAATAACTCTTTCTATTGAAAAACAATAAAATATATGATATAATTATTATATAATAAAGGAATATGTTATTATAATTTACTAAGGAGAATTTACTAATGAAGAAAGATGAATTATATGAACTACTCAAAGAAGGGCTTAAGACACTTGCAGATGTACCTGAGGAAGCTTATGTAGAACTTGACCGACTGTTTAATGCCAATGCCCCCGCAAAGGTAATTACAGATAAGGGTATGGATATTCTTGAAGAAATGTCTAAAGACAAAGAAGCTATTTATACAGCCAAGTCTCTTGGCGAAGCGATGGGACTTAATTCAAGGTCTGTATCGGGTTCTATGAGAAAACTCGTTAATGTTGGTCTAGTTGATAAGATAGGTCAGAATCCAACTCAGTATAAACTTAATGATGAATTTGAAGAAAGATTCCTTGTGCTTAAAGATGCGTAGGGTTGATTTTGAGAAAAAATTTTGTTATAATATATAGAGAAATGAAGTTTGAAACTGAATTTTAAGGAGATAAGTTAATGAGAAATAATACTAATACACAGACTATAGAAGGAAGAATTTATCAGCATAATCTACAGGTTAGAAAAGTTGAAAATCAGGCTTCAGAAAACTATGGTAAAGAGTTCATCAATGGTACAATTGATGTAGCAACTGATGATGCGGGTATGAACATTCTTCAGGTTCATTACTCATATGTCACAGAAATCACAAAGTCTGGTAAGACAAATGGTTCTTACACAGCACTGAAGAGAATTATCGACAGTGGAAAGACAATTCTGACAGATGGTATGGATAATGCGACAATGGTTCGTCTGACTCCAAGCGCAGCACTGAATGATTTCTATCCACAGGGTCAGGACCAGCTTGTTTCCTCACCAAGAAATGAGGGTGGTTTTGTAACAATCGTTAATTCACTTCACCCAGAAAATGAGAGAAGTAAGTTTACATTTGATGCACTTATCACAAATGTTAAGCATGTAGATGCAGACCCAGAGAAGAATATTGCAGAAGATTATACAGAGATTAGATGTGCAATCTTCAACTTCAGAAATGATATTCTTCCATTTACACTGGTTGCAAGAAATCCAGGAGCAATGAAGTATTTTGAAGAACTTGATGCAACTGGAGCAAACCCAGTATACACAAAGGTATGGGGTAAGATTGTTAGCAAGACAATCTCAATCGAGAGACACACAGAATCTGCGTTCGGTGAAGATGCTGTAGACACAGTAGAACGTAGAGTTCGTGAGTGGGTTATTACAGGAGCAGCTAAGGAGCCATATGAGTTCGGTGCTGAAGAAGTAATGACAGCTGAGGATATTAAGAAGGCGCTTGCTGATAGAGAAGTTATGCTTGCAGAAGTTAAGAAGAGAAGCGATGAGTATTATGCAAGTCGCAATGGCGGTTCTGCCGCAGTACCTTCAACTAATGCAGTTCCACAGGGTGGATTTAATTTCTAATTAAACTGAGGAATAGGATAAGAGGGGTCATAGGCCCCTCTTATAGTTGAAAGGAGCAATTTATATGGCAGACATCAATCTTCTTAATATCCAGCCGCATCAAGTTAGCAGAGACATGCGTGGATATTCGGTTTTCTTCTATGGAGAACCAAAGAGCGGTAAGACTACTACCGCAGTAAAATTCCCAAAACACTTACTTCTGGCTTTTGAAAAAGGTTATAATGCTATCCCAGGTGCTATGGCTCAGCCAATTAACAGTTGGTCAGAGTTCAAAAAGGTACTTCGTCAGCTTAAAGATCCAGAGGTGCATAAGCAGTTTGAAACAATCATCATAGATACTGCTGATGTAGCATATGATTATTGCGTAAAATATGTATGCGATAATGCGCCTCGTGCAGATGGTGGTTTTGGAGTAGATAGTGTAAGTGATATTCCTTATGGTAAGGGATATGGTATGGTATCAAAAGAATTTGATGACAATCTTCGTTCTATTGTTCAGATGGATTATGGTCTTGTTATGATTTCGCACTCAATTGATAAGACTTTTACAGATGAACAAGGCAAGGAGTTCAATAGAATTGTACCTACCCTCGATAGAAGAGCCAAGAATATCGTATCTAGAATGGTAGATATTTACGGATATGCAAGAGGGGTTACAGAACCCGATGGAAGTAATGTAACAAAACTTTTCCTTCGTGGAACTCCAAGATTTGAAGCTGGTTCAAGATTTAAGTATACTCCAGATTATATAGATTTTAGCTATCAAAACTTAGTAGAAGCTGTTGGTGAAGCTATTGATAAGCAAATGGCTGAAGATGGTAAAGAATACTTTACTGATAAAAAGCAGAATCTATATATAGATACTTCTAAAGAACTTGATTTCGATGAACTGATGAATGAGTTTAATGATATTATTCAAGGTATCATCGGAACAGCCTCAGACGAAGAAATGCAAACTTATTGGCAGCCAAGAATTACCAGTATTACTGATAAACATCTTGGTAGGGGTCATAAGGTTGGTAATATGTCAAGAGAACAAACTGAAGCTCTTTCATTAATCGTAGAAGATATGAAAGACCTTGTAAAAAGCAAATAACAATTAAGCAGGTGTAAATCACCTGCTTGATTTTTTTATAAAAATATGCTAAAATATTATTAGAAAGGTAATAATATATGGCAAAAGCAATTGTAAAGTGTCCTTATTGCGGCAAGTCCTTCGATCGACTAGATCCGATGATAAAATTCATCAAGATTGGTCGTAGATATGCTCATGTTAAGTGTTATAATGAACATGAAGCAACGATGACTCAAGAAGAAAAGGATTTGAGGGATTTATATGCTTATATTAAGGACTTATTAGGTGTTGAATATAATTTTAAAAAAGTAGAGCATCAGATTAAAGAGTATAAAAAGTATAAGGATGGCAATGAGATTCCTTATACTTATTCTGGTATGCTCGCTTCTTTGCGTTGGTTTTATGAAGTAAAGGGTAATAGTAAAGAAGCTGCGAATGGTGGTATAGGAATTATACCATATATTTATAATGATGCGAAAAAATATTATTATAATTTATATTTAGCGCAACAAAAAAATAAACAGGTTAAGAATTATATTGCGGCAGTAGAGGAAATTACTATCCCGCCGCCAGAAATGTTACAACCAAAACCAAAATTATGGTTTGATGATGAGGAGGACGATGAATGAGTAGATATACAGATATACCAGCTACAATGCAAGTAATTGGAGCAATATATCAGAATCCTTCTCTGTTGGATAATGAAAAATATAGCTTTAACCAAGAAGATTTTACAGAAGAATTTCATCAAGTATTATTCGGTTCTATCTATAATCTGCATGCACTTGGTGCAGTAACAATAGATGAAACAACTATTGAAACATATCTTGAACAAAGACCAAAAAAGTTAGCAATTTATAAAACTAACAATGGTAATGAATATCTTAAAAAATTAAAAGAAACAACTCAACCCGCAGCTTTTAATTATTATTACAACAGAGTTAAGAAGATGACTCTATTCAGAATGTATAAAGAACAAGCGGGAATGGATTTATCTTGGTTATATGATATTGATAATATCTTTGACCAGAAAAAGAAACAAGAACAAGAAGATTGGTTAGATAATACATCAATTGATAAAATTGCAAGTATTATTGATGGTAGAATCGAACAAATTAAAGCTAAGTATGTTGACAATGCAGATACTAGTTTTTCACAAGCTGGAGATGGTGCTGATGAACTGATTGATAGATTAATGACCATTCCAGAAATCGGTTATCCTCTTTATGGAGATTTAGCAAACGCAATCACAAGAGGAGCGAGACTAGGTAAATTATATCTTAGGTCTGCCGCAACCGGTGTAGGAAAAACAAGAGCGATGATAGCAGATGCTTGTACTATTGCTTGTGGAGAATTATATGATAAAGAAAAACAGGAATGGATTTCTAATGGAACAAAAGAATCTGTAGTATATGTTACAACAGAGCAACAGACAGATGAAATTCAGACAATGATGTTGGCTTTTGTGTCCGATGTAGATGAAGATCATATTCTGTATAATAAGTACCAAGATGGAGAACTTGAAAGAGTTAGAAGGGCGGCGGCGGTGCTGTCGGATTCCAATCTCCAGATAAAAAGACTCCCTGACTTTGGACTCCAGGATATTGAGAATGTAATCAATTTTAGTGTAAGAGAATATGGTACAAAGTATTTTTTCCACGATTATATTCATTCAAGTATGAAGATTTTGTCTGAAGTATCTGGTAAGAGTAGAGTTGAAGGATTAAAAGAATACAATATCTTATTTATGATTGCTGTTAGATTAAAAGATTTGGCGGTTGAGCATGGAATATTTATTGAAACTTCAACTCAGTTAAATATGGAATATAGAACTGCACAAGTATATGACCAGAATCTGCTTCGTGGTGCAAAAAGTATCGCGGATAAGATTGACTTAGGTGAGATTATGCTTGATGCAAGCACAGAAGATATTGAAGCGATGAAACCACTTCTTAGTCAGAATGGTTTTCCAACACCAGATACAAAAATATCTGTTTATAAAAATAGAAGAGGTAGATATAAAGATGTACTTATATGGTGCGTATCCAACAAGGCAACTTGTAAGATTACCCCAGTATTTGTAACAGATTATCAATATGGATTATTAGATATTCAACCTTTGAAAATTAATATTAGAGAGGAGTCTGCGTTTTGAGTTGCGATTATTATCAAATTTATATAGATAATGTATGTATAGCTAAATATGTAACTTTAGACTATGCTGTAATTTTTACTAAAGCTATTTTTAATGAATTCTATAATGAAATAGATTTAAAAGTAACAGTGCAAAAAATGAATTTTAATACAGAGGCATGTGATGGCTAACGAATATGTATGTAGTAAATGTAAAAAGTCTGGCTCTAAAAAGAGCATCCCATACAAAATCGTTTATGATACAGATGGTATGAGTGTGAAATTTATAGGCCAGCTTTGTGAAGATTGTTATAGAAAGATATTTAATCAAAATGAGCAGAAAGAAACCACAGAAACAACCGAATAGACCGAGAGTACATACAGCCAAACAATCTGTAAGAAGAATGGAGTGGTTCATAGATGAGACTCCCGCAGTGGGTAAAAAATGTAAAATTTGTGATGAAATATTTTATTACAATTTAGATACAGAAATTTTTTGTCCAGTATGTAAAAAGACATTAAAGAAACTAATTATTCAGAATATAGAATGAAGTTCAATAAAGACGAAATTAAAAATTCATTATCAATAGAGCAAATAGAAGATATTGTGGCAGAGTTAGGCGGCGAGCCTAGATCTATGGGTTCGTTTTTAACCTGCCGCACTATTTGTCATGGAGGCGATTCTCATAAGCTATACTATTATGATAACACAAAACTATTTAAGTGTTTTACAGAATGTGATGAAACCTTTGACATCTTTGAACTAATTCTTAAGATCAAAAAGCGTGAGGGTGAAAAATGGTCTTTATATAATGCTATGATTTATGTTATAAATTTCTTCTCTCTTGATTTTGAAGGAGATTTTTACAACGAGGCTCAGTCTTCACCAGATTGGCAAATTTTTAGCAAATGGGCCAAATCACAGTTTACTGATGACAAACAAAAAATCATTGACCTCAAAATTTATGATGATAAAATTTTGAATAATTTACCTCAGCCGCGGATAATGAACTGGGAACGTGAGGGTATTACACGCGAAGTGTGTCTTGCAAGAAATATTCATTATGACCCAAAGAACTATGGAATTGTTATACCTCACTATGATATAGACAATAGACTAGTTGGAATTAGAGAACGAACTGTTGTTAAAGAAGATGAAGTATATGGTAAGTATAAACCAGCAATTTTGAATGGTAAAATGTATAATCATCCTCTTGGCTATAATTTATATAATTTAAATTATTCAAAAGAAGCAATTAAAAACATTCAAAAGGCTATTGTATTTGAGGGTGAGAAATCAAGTTTGCTATTTGCAAGTTATTTCGGGGTTAATAATGATATATCTGTTGCTTGTTGCGGCAGTAGCTTAATTTCATACCAGGTTGAATTGCTCCTCTCACTCGGTGTTCAAGAGATTATCATAGGTTTCGATAAACAGTATAAAGAGATTGGCGATAAAGAGTGGAAAGCCTGGACTAAAAAATTATATAAAATCCATGATAAATATGGAAAATATGTACAAATAAGTTATTTATTTGATAAAGGTGACTTATTAGGTTATAAGGATTCACCAATTGATAAAGGACAAGATATATTTTTAGAATTATTTAAGAATAGGATAATAATATGAGAGAATTAGACAAATTAGCTGAATATCTGTATGAAATAAATATGCCTTTTATGCAATATGAATGTAATCAAACCTTCGATGAAGATGATCTTATCTTTACACTAGACCGTCATCAGATTTGTGTTCCAGATCAAGACACTCCTGTTTGGGATGTTATTTGTCAATATGGGTCAATTGGGTATAACGAGGGACTTCTTGAAGCATATGGTGCCATTGTTGACGAAGAAGAAGATGGCGAATGTGTGGTGGGATATTTAACTGCTGAAGATGTAATTGCGAGAATGAAGAAATATAATCTAGATGATGCTTGTTCTATGATTCATAAGATGATAGAAGATTATCCTTCTAAAGCGACAAAAATGCTTCGAGCATTAGACAAAGAATCCCCTATGAATGTGGATTGTGAATGGAAGTAGCGCCATCTTGACAAGCCCAAAAATTTATGATATAATAATATATATGCGAAATTAATAAAAGAAATAGAGGGTTAGAATATGAAATATAAGCTAATAGCACCTGTGAATCCTTCATATTCTGCGATTGAACAGGTGCTAACTAATAGAGGTATTCCTCATGATATGATTCAACATTATTTGAATACAACAGATGAGGATATAAATTCGTTTAAGAGTTTTGGAGAAGATAAATTAAAGGCTGCGGCGGCCGCGCTAATAAGATGCATTCAGCTAGACCAGAGGGCGCTTGTAATCGTGGACTGCGATTGCGATGGTTATACTTCCGCCGCAGTATTAATTAATTATCTACATGACTATTTTCCGACTTGGGTTGAAACTAAATTAGACTCAGTTATGCATGATGGAAAACAACATGGTATCAATGATCAAATGGAACTAATTGAAGAGTGTAATTATCAACTTCTATTAGTACCAGATGCAGGAAGTAATGATGTAGATGCTTGTACTGAATTAGTACAAAACAAAGGAATGGATATTGTTATCCTAGACCACCATATATGTGATTTTGATAATCCTGAAGCAGTAGTAATCAACAACCAACTCAGCGACTATCCAAATAAGGCACTATCTGGCGTGGGAGTGGTCTGGCAATTTTGTCGATACTTAGATACATTACTTGGCGGTAGCGCCGCCGCACAGTACATAGACCTAGTTGCATTAGGACTTGATGGTGATATGATGAGTATGACCTCATTAGAAACTAAACACCTAATTCAAAAAGGTCTTGCCGCAGTAACAAATCCATTCATATACTACATGCACGAAAAAAACAAGTTCTCTTTAGGTGAAACACTCACCCCGATTGGAGTAACTTTTTACATAGTACCTTTTGTTAATGCAATTACTCGTTCTGGTACTCTTGAAGAAAAAGAACTAGTGTTCGCTTCAATGCTGAAACATAAAGCATTTCAAGAAGTACCATCAACTAAGCGAGGTCATAGCTTTGGTGAAACTGAAAAAGTAGTAGAGCAAGCAGTACGAGTAGCACATAATGTCAAAGCTAGACAAACTCGTGTACAAGATGCCGCCATGGAGTTTTTAGATAGACAAATCGAGTCTAATAACATGCTCAATCATCAAGTTCTATTGTTCCTATTAGAACCAGGTCAGGTTGATAGGAATATAGCTGGTCTTGTTGCAAATAAAATCATGGCAAAATATCAACGCCCTACTTGTGTATTAATAAAAGTAATAGAAGTAATAGATGAAGAAAGAACTATATCATATCAAGGCTCAGCTAGAGGATGTGATAAAGTTGGAATCAATGAGTTTAAGTCAATCTGCGAATCTACAGGTGTAACAATGTATACAGCAGGTCATGAAGGTGCGTTTGGATTAGGTATTTTATCATCCAACATTGAAGCATTTTTAAATAAAACGGACGAAATATTAAAAGATACACCTAAAGAACCTTTATATTATGTAGACTATATTTATAGAGAAGAGGAAGTAAATCCTCAAAATATTTTAGACATAGCTAACATGGTTATGCTATGGGGTAAAGATATTGATGAAGCAATTGTAGCTGTTGAAGGATTGCGTATTTTCCCAGAAATGGTTACAGTTTATGCGAAAAAGAATCTAACTCTTAAGATTACTTTACCTAATGGAGTAACTATTATGAAATTTAATGCAACAGAAGAAGAGTGTGAATTATTCCAAGCTAAGAATACTGGTTATATAGAGATTAACCTAGTAGGTAAATGTAATGCCAATGAGTGGATGGGTAATATTACTGCTCAAATCTTCTGTGAAGAGTATGAAGTGGTAGATAGCAATAAATACTTTTTTTAATATATAGGCTCATACGTCATAGCCGAGAAGAAAAATTAGGCTGATGGC